AACCTCAACGTCACCTCTTTGGTGGTGTCAATCTTCGCTCTTGGGTGGGTAGTCATCTTTGCTGGCTCTTACTGGAGCGACAAGTACGGTAGTAGTGGTGGTGGTGACAAGTACGACCACTGCATGGATGGGCCTGCGTACTGGTGCGCCACCCGGGGACACTATCGACGGTGCGTTGAAGACCGGGCCAATGGGCACACTGTCCCCAGCTATGACGACTACTGCAAAACCCCTAAACCACCCATTGGGTCAAATAAGTGCACCCAGGGGCCGACGTACTGGTGTGCCAGTGACGCTAATTTCGCAAAATGCGTGCAGTCTCAGGGGTACAATGGCACCCGGGACTCCTTCCCCGCGTGTGAGTTGAGTTGAGTTAGTTGGTTAGCACCAGCTGCAGGCAGCGCATGATGTGTGACACCGTCGCCACAGTTACCGCGTTTCCCACCACCTTGAATCGCCGCGTCTTGGAGAGGTTGGAGGTGTAGTTCTCCGGGAACGTCTGTAGCCGCTCCACCTCCACTGGTGCAAACGATCTGAACAGCGGTTCACTGCCCCCCCTTTCATCCAGCAACAGGTTGACAGACCCCTTGTAGAAGTTAGCTGTAATCGGTCCCGACTTGGCATGTGAGGTGCGGCTAGCGTAGATGTGCCAACGTGGCCGTGCCTCTGGCTTCCCTTTTTTGTACGGCACCGGACGCATGTAGTACGGCATCTGGCGCTCGGTCTTGCGCAGCTCCTGTGCCTCTGCCCACGGCACTAACACTTCCCCAATGCTTGGAGCATCAGTCGGGGTCGGGATCGGTAGGTTAAGTGGGAAATTGCACCAAAACAGTCGGTTGCGCCGCTGTGCTGAGAAACACTGGGAGTCAAGGCGGTGCACCTCGGTGTTTGCGTCAATCTTTTCACATAACGTGGCTGTGATAAACTCACGACACACAATCTTCATGGAGGCCACGTTTTCAACGACAAAGTATGTGGGCCTCACCACCTGGAGCACCCGGATGAGTTCTAAGAACATGGGACCCGAGGTGTTCCCATCCAGCCCGGAAGGCGTCCTGCTGGCAGCGCTAAGATCTTGACATGGGAATCCACCCACCACCAGGTCAACCGGCATGAGCGACTCCAGAACCTCAGTGCTGATCTCGGTCACACTACCCAACGCTCTGTGGTGTGGAAAGTGTTCTTGGTATGTGCTGCTAGCAAACTTGTCAATCTCTGAAAATCCAACACACTCTGCGGTATCACCATACACCGAGTGTATGGCTAACTCAAACCCACCAATCCCAGAAAATAAACTTAAGTAGCGCATTGTTTGGCGTCTTTATTACACCCCGGTAAAAAAGCCACGTTTTATAAAGGTAGGGCCGCACAATATTGTTCAACAAAAAACTTTATTTTTTATTTTTTATTTTTATTGTTTATTGTGTGCGGCGTCACAAGCACGCGGTTCTAACAATTATGTGTTTGCACCACAAAACAGAAAAGACAATCATGTTGTCTCAGACCCACAACCTTGTGTGGGGGGAGGCCGCGTGGTTCATGCTGATAACTGCGCTTGTGTTTGATGTCAGTCCCACTATTGCACTGTTTGTGCTTCTCACAGTGGTGGACTTTGTGGGCATTCCGGATATGATGTTTCATGCGGTGATAGTCTACGCCCTGGCGTCTGGAATAGTAAATCGCAAGTGGGGTCAGGTGTTGTGGGCGGTCTGCGCGGTGGGCTACATGCAGCGTCTGTCTGAACTTCGCGAGCTCACCGACCCTAACCCTAGTAACAGTGTCGGTGGTGGCCGTGGCAGTGTCCATGTGTGTTTGCGCGACTCTCACCCGACTCGGGGTGTTGCACCTCGCCCTGGCCGCACTTCACGGGACATGCTGCAAGCCGTGCTGGGCGCTGTAAACTGCTACGAGGACCGCCTCGTGGAGGAAGTGGGTAGGTTGTCCGGCACCAGCCAAGCGAGTCACACTCTTGGTTTGTGAAGCACTCACTGTTTTTTACACACTGGTGGAGTGGTTTGTATGACATATACCAGAACGGAGGGGTGGTGAGGCTGTGCTGGTGTGCAGCCATTGGTATTCTCTCTCACCAGTGAATAAAAACATCAAAGCGCACAATGGTTACAATAGTCTGAATCTGAACGTGCGCTCCCTTACCTTGTCTACACAGTAGTACACAAACAGACAATCAATTTATTGTAATGTTATCACTATCTATAACACATGTACGCTTGTGCAGGGTATGATGAATTTCACCGAACGTTCTCCTGGACCGTCCCAATCAGAATCACTCACTAAACTCGAAACTCTGCACCGACTATAGGTATGGCAGTTCTTGAAGCCGCTCCTCGTTCACCACCACTTCGATGTCCACTCTGTGAACCGTTAGGTACATCCACGTTATGTAAACTTCTGTCGTGCCTATATTTACTTTGCCATGTACAATGTCATCCTGAACCTCTTCTTGTGTGCATATTTTGGTGTCAAAGTTTTTTAAAAATGGGTAGAAACTTGTGCGAAAGCCATCATATTGAATAAAATACTGCACAGAGTCTATCTCCATTTTTCTTATTATAATACAGTTTCAATAAATTTATTTAGCTGCGCAAGCCCCCAATCGGATCGCGCAAAATAATTTTATTTAAGTGGTGGCAGCTCTTGAATACCAACACGTTCCTGAGCTAAGTCAAACTCCCAGTAGCAGTTGCGCATCATAAAAATACCAAACAGGAGACAGGTTCCGGCCGGGAAAATTGTGTCAAAGTCATCAAGTGTGCGTCCATGCTCCGCCTGCAGGACGGAGGAGTCGGGGTAGTCGGGGTCGCGCATCTGGGCGGGTGAGTACGTGATGGTCACGTGATTCTTCTTGTCTCCAAGCTCAATCTGGAAGTACGACTTGCGCTCGTCCCAGCGTTTTTTTTTCAGGGCAGCCCCGAGCCGGGGGGACCCATACGTCAACGTGGTGCCAGTGTCAATAAGGCAGAACTTGGGCGTGTCTGCTCGGCTCAGTGTCTTCAGGGAGTGCTGATTAAACCCCACCGCGATGCTGCGAATGGGCACGATGTAGAACTTGGTGACAAATTGGTTGAACTCAGGCGGGTTCACCAGGGGCATGTACTTTGTGTTTGGAAAACATGGCAGCGAGCCCATGGCCCACCAACCGCCTGTGGGTCGAATAATAATGCTCCACTGCGCGTCGTACCCTCCAAACAGCTTCTGAAGCACCACATGGCTACCTGCATCGGTGGACTCGTTGTGTGACGGGCACGCCAAACCCAGTAGGTTAGAGCTGCTGGTGCCCTCAATGTGTGACACTCGGTGTACAACCACATTTCCTAGCGAGTGGTACTCCGACGTCTTCATAGCTGACCGTGGGGTGTTCATCTCCAGCTCCTGACAAGGCATGGTGACGTGTGGTAGCGCCACTATGTCGTAGTAGTGTGACACCGTGTCCTCTTGGGAGCCGTACGTGAGAACGGTGCTCATGCCCGCACCACCCTCACCAGGTTTTAGTGCCCTCCCAGCAGGCTTGTAGTAGTGGAGGCTACAGTCTGTGCGCTCCTTTCCACTGGCGTCCACCCCACACGGGCACGCCTTGGTGTTGCAGGAGTCGCCCCCACAGTTGGTCCATTGGCATCCGTGTCCTTTGGCCGACAGCTGGCTGGAGCCGGTGTCAAGCACAAACTCCACATCCCCATGGCCAACTCGCATCTGGATCATGTATGCTCCCTCCTCGTCATCCCACCACAACGGTGCGATTGGTGGTATGCCTGTCTTCTGGATCTGGCTCCGAACAGGCTCAAATAGGGTGGAGCTGGGTTTGGATAACCTTGACTTGTGTTTGCGTGTTTTTGAAGCCCGTACTCGCCCATGTCGTCCTGGGTGTGTGCCTGGAGATGTGTAAAACACGACAACAATAATAATGATGATGATGAGTAAGAACAGAAACGCGACAAATGTGCCACCCCCGGTAGAATATGAAGAGTCACTCATAGTAACCAGTGGTGGCGTATTTATCACTATAACCGGTGGTTTGGTTGAAGCTCCAACGTATAGATCAACTGCTTTTTGCATACACAAAGGGGGTATTGTTTCTATCATGACTTGGATTTTCCACCATGGCAGACAACACATGATATTTCAATTTTGTTATTTTGCGCGTCACTACCACAGTCACTGCTCGGTGCGACAGCACATCAATTTTAAAAATAAGGGCTAATAAATAATATTATTATTGAGAGGAATGGCTAGCATTGGTGATGACTAACACAAAACTTTGCATTGTTGTGTTAGTCACAGTGTGGCGCGCGCCAAAGAGTGCTTTGACTGTTCAGCACGTTGTACAAAACTGTTATCATATGCTATTGCCCTTCTTATTCTAGAGAGAATCGGGCTGCGGCGATGTGACACGATGGTATTTTGAGGTACACTCCCATTTACATGAAGTTATGATTGGAAAAATAAAGCCATTGCAGCAGGAAATGGACGCGTCATTTCGCGACGGCTCCTTATCACCACAAACACAGTTCGTCAATTTTGCGCGTCACTACCATGTTAGGCTGAGGGGGGCATTGGCTGTGCTGCACCGATTTTACGTACACATACTAAAGATTGTGGAAGTACCGTAGTGGCTGTCGGGTTCAGTTACAGTCACAAGGCGTGTGCTGCCGGAACTCAGTTCACCAGAAGTGGGTGTACCACGTGTTGTTAGTTTGGGGGAGAGTTAAGTGCCTACCATCCAATGTTAAGCGTATGGTGTTCACGTGGGTTTAGGCATCACCATCCGCAGCTGGCACACGATACCCCAAAGGAAGAGTAGTGCGCTAATCTGGAACCACGCGCTCTGTGTCTGGTTGAACAGTTCACGCTCCTCCCCATCATCGTTGGGTTTAGGCTTCCCAGCAGTCACCATCCAGAAAATGGCCATAACGATGGCTCCAAGGATGGCCAGCCACGCAAACGTTAAGGCAAACCCATTAAGCACCTTATTTTTGTTGTTGGCAAAGGGAGTATACCATTTTAGCTTCCCCGCCACTGCAACCGCTTGTTGCTGTTGCTGTACAGCACTCTCCATCCAACGTGGGGTGGCCTGTGGTAGGGCTCCCCCACCATCACCATCACCACCAAGTGGAAATGTCGGGTAAAAGTTATTTGTCATTTAGTTTATATGATAGGTAATGTTTGGGTAGACCTAACATGTAACATATTTTGTTGCGTACTAATAAAAACAACAATGGACCTCTTCTTTGATTATGGCATGTATCACCCTGGATTAATTCGACAGGTGTTGGGACCTTCAGACTCCTCAGACCCTTCAACATCGACGACGACGACGTGTGGGGCGTGTACATCCGGCTCCGGCCCGTGTATGAACCCTGTGAGTGGTCAGTGCTGGCCGTACCAGATTCCGGGCTCCAAGTCGTGCTATGGTGGCACATACCCCATAGAGACCCCATGTCTTGATGGGGCCGGGTCAGCATCATGTGAAGACCATATCTGTGTGTGTAAGGATGGCAAAGAATACACCAGAGGGGTGGGCTGTGGTGGCACACCTCCACCCCCAGACCCGTGTAAAGGATCTAACTGCTCTGGTGATTACCCATGTGATCCGTTGTCGGGCAAGTGCGTGTGCACCTCAAGCAGCTGTATCAACGGTGGAGGAAGTGCCAGTTGTTCAAGCGGTAAGTGTGTATGTAAGGACGGGCAAGCGTACGTGAATGGGAAAGGCTGTCCCGCGCCCCCACCAGCAGATCCCCACTACTCGTGTGATACTCTGGCATGGGCGTGCGGGGTGGATCCAAAGGGTAAGTACACGGATAAGTTGAAGTGTCAGACAGATTGTGTTGCCCCATTAACAACTTACAAGTGCGATATGTCATCGCACACATGTTCTCTGTCCCCGACTGGAACATACCACAGCAAAAGTGACTGTGACACCGCGTGTGGTTCACCGCCACCCACCCAAGATTACTGGGCATGTGCGGCACCAGGCCAGTGTGTTAAGGCAGCGTCCAAGACCGCTTACAGTACCCAAGCGGTGTGTGAGTCATCCTCGCTTTGCCGTGGTGGGTCTGGACCCAGCTGTGGCAGCTGTGCGTTTGGTGCGGGAAACTGCCAAGACGCGGCAGGCGCATGCTTTAGTTACATGAACAGCTGTCCATCTGGTACCACGGCGTGTCAGCCCATCCCGGACACGTACGACTGGGCGTGTGCTAATCCCGAAACAAGCGTGTGTACTCAAACCGCGGCCCCAGGCACTGGTTTCCCTAGCCATGGAGCCTGCACCAGTAGCCAAACATGCCAGCCCAGTAAGGACAAGTGGTCGTGTTATGACCACGCCACTGGGACGTGTCACCAAGATGTCCACACCGGGTTCGACACCAAGGCGTTGTGTGAGGCGTCAACCTCGTGCAAGCCGTTCCCACCTGTGGCTGGCACCGCACCGTACGTAATGTACATAAACGGTAGTGATGAGTGCAGTCTATCCGTGATCCAAGCGTGGGAGACCGCCAAGATTGCACCGTTTACCCACTACTTCTTGGCGTTTCTGATAGGTGGTGCTGGTGGGCTGTCCCTGAGTGACACGCTTGGGGATTGGCAGGACCCGACGTTGATCAAGACCACCATCTTGACTGTCATGAAAACGGCGCAGGCCAATGGTAAGAAGGTGATGCTCTCCATGGGCGGCACTGCTATGGGGGGACCCAACGCGGGTGCGTGGAACACATGGGCCAGCTCGTACGCCAACCCTGTCGCAGCAGCTGCTGACATTGGCAGTTTCCTAGAAAACATCAACGCCAAGCAGAACTTCTCCATTGATGGAATTGACTTTGACTACGAGTCACCGGGAACCGTGATTGAAGCCGATCTGGACATGCTTTCCAATGTAACTTTGGCTTTACGTACGGTGCTGGACGCCCGAAAGCAGGGCAGTGTCATCACCCACGCACCCCAGCCCCCCTACATGTGTGTGGATGACAACGGGTGTGATGAGAGTGCCCTGTACGATAAAAACAAGTGCTTCACGGACAAGAAGGACTGTGCCGGTAGCGGGTACTGGTACATCAACGAGAAGGCTGGGTCTGCAATTGACTTCTACTTTGTGCAATACTACAACAACCCGAACTGGGACGGTCGTGTCGGAAACATTGCTGTTGGTGCCGCCAACACGGTGAACCACATCCTGGGAATGGTAAAGGGGCAGCGTGGCTTCACGGGCATACCCATCGAGAAGATTGTAGTGGGTAAGCCGGGGTGTGAGGCCTGTGGCTGTGGCGGTGTGACAATTGGTGGCTGCCGCTGTCTGATGAGCGCTACAGACATTATAAACCTAATTCTACTACCTGTTAAAGCGGCTCTAAAGTCCCAGAAGGTGCCGGGCGTCGGCTTCTGGGACTGGTGGCACATTCAAACGGCGACGGGTGATGCTCGGGTCACATACAAGGGCATGTTTGATCTGGGTAAGCTGCTGAACACCATTCCGCCTACGGCAAACCCCCCAGCAGAGCCGTCCTGTCCCGGTAACTTGGACACAAACTGTCTCACCAGCGCATATGGGCAGCCTAAGGTGCTGTGCAACACCCATGGTGACTGTGTGGGAGACGCGTGCATGTGCAAGGACGGATACTTCACTAAGTCAAGCCCATGTGACAGCCACAATAGCAAAGTTCCAGTTGGTACAAACGGGTTCACATGTAGCGGGAATGGGCTACCCACATGGGGCACGTGGGACACCTGTGCCTGCAACTGTGGGTGGAAGGGTGACGCATGTGACATACCAGACCCACAGCCCCAGTGTCCAGGTGGCAACGCAAGCCCGTGCAATAACCATGGGCTGTGCACAGACAGCCTGAAGTGCACCTGTGACTCCGGGTGGCAGGGCCCAGAGTGTAACATTGTGGTGCCAAAGGAGTGTATAGGCTACAACTGCAGCCATGGTACGTGTAGCGCGACTGATAGTAACCCGGTGTGCACATGCAGTGACAACTGGGAGAAAGACGCGGGTGGGAAGTGCACTAAGTACAAGGAGGGACCGTGGGAAGGCTGGATGACCACCACACAATTTGGAGGTGAAGACACGTGGCCATCTGCTAAGGGTCTTTCCTTGGACAAAAAGAAGATCAACTCTGTGAAGGACCTCCGGTTCGGTGCCGCGGTTCCGTGGGGGATCTACGCCCAGCAGTACCCGGACCGTTCCACGATGCTACAGACGATCATTAACTCTGCCAAAGGGACGACCGATGATGAAGCGTGCTACCTCGTGCAGCCCATAAACAAGTGGCCCGACCAAGTCACCAGCAATGACCCCAAATTCTCTAAGGTGTGCACCGGTGACAACTGTGTGGATATCAACGACGACAGCTTGGCCGCCAAGAACGCGGCGGGACATGTGTACGACCCAGTGCTGGTTGTACCGTACGAGGGTTGTGGTGGTGACTGTAGTCTCGGCACTCCAGATTGCTTCAATGGGTGCCCCGATTACAACGACTTTGTCCCTGATTTTAATGCTGCTGGGACCAACACCAACCCTGGCTGCCAGGGCTTCACGGTACAGTACAACGATGGTAGTTGGAAGTGGGATGACGCGGTTAACAAGACTTACGTGGAGGGCGTCCCCGGAGTGAATAACCCAGAGACTGGCTTACCATATGGGCCCAACAATGTGATTGGCGCGGGGTCAGAAACAGACTATGGTCGAAATTCCAACTCTGTTGCAATAACACAGCCGACGAAACATGTGAACTGGTGCACCACCCACAACCTGAACCTGGATATGGCGACTGATGCGGAAGTTCTTCCATGGAACGCGGCTGGAGGCACGGAAATTCACGTGGGTGACCCCGCTGGGCTTGGACCCGGTCCCAACATTGTGGCCCGGTACAAGAGGGTGCCATGCAGCATTCACGGCGCGATTGACGTACAGGTGACCAATTAACCGACTGCACAATAATCTCGAACGACGACAACACATTGTAGAAATAAAATAATAATTATCTTCCCCAACACATAAACACATCCTCCATGGGTGCTGCTACAAGTAATTTAGATGATGTGGATGACTTCGAAGACTTGGAGATGGGCAAACCATCATTGCAACGGGAATCCACCGACAACATCGACAACAGCGACAGGCAGGACGTGATGCTGGCTAGGTACCGACGCTTGGCAAAAAACCTTGGCACGTGCCAACAACAGAAGAGGGATATCTCGGCGAGGGCAACCAGGGCGAGAGAAGAATACGCGCTCCAGTTTGGGAAATGTGACAACGAACGCGGTGTGCTCAACACAGATCTCCGGAGTGCGGAGCTGCGCGCCATTGAGTCCGCACGGTACTTGGCTGAGTGTCGTCAAACGGTCACCAATCTTAAGGCCACCATGGCAGCGCATGAAAAGGTGGAGAAAAAGGTTGAAAAAACAGACACTCCTGTGGAGGAACCATCCGAGGTTGTCACTTTGCACAGTGCTACAACTGCTACAGTAGGAGAGGCCTGTGCAGAGTACACTAAGATGCGAACCCTCGGTGTTCCCCCTGGAGCGATTCACCAAAAAATGAGTAAAGATGGGAAAGTAGCCGAGTGTGGTGTTGCGTTTAGCCACCCTGACGTTGTGTCTGCTGTTACCACTGCGGCGCCTGTGGGAGATGTCAGTGAAGAGCTACAAACTCTATGTAAAAAGTACTTTCGTCTGAAGAAAGTAAACAAAATGCCTAATGACCAGCTCTTCCAACTTATGACTAGGGAAGGTAAGATTGGCCTGTGTGGGTTAGCTCTGGGTGTGGTCGAAGCAGCCCCCCCTGTGGCACAACCTGGGAGTAACGCCGCCATTCTTGAGACAATGTCAGACTACTTTGCTACGCGCCCGGAGGCTGTGGCTACCATGGAGGCCTACAAAAAGAAAAAGGAGAGGGCAGCATCCCAAAAGGGGAAAATAAATGCGAAGGGGGGTGAGGGGGAGACTGGATCTAAGTCCCTGCTGGACCCCAAGGTGGAGCAGCAAGTGGGCATCTGGATAATTGCGCTCACCAAGAAGGCACACATGGAAACCGTGAAAGACGCCGACCCACAGAAACATATAATAAAGCCCAAAGACACACTGGGCGCTGCCATGTACTGGGCTCGCATGGTGGACCAACTGGCCGTGTCTGGCAGCGGCAGTAGTGCGGGTAGTGGCGGTTGTGCAGCCATGCCTCGACTCGACATTGATGTTATCGACATACTTTCTCAACTCACAGACACAACAGCCTCGGCACGGCGAGAGGGTATTAGCGACTTGAATAACGAACAGGCGTTGCAGCAGCCTATGACGGTTCAGTTCGTGCGGGCGCTTACATCCCCTGTATCCTTCCAGACAAAACTCATGTTTTTGAAACTAGTGACAGATCATTTATTGGAGCTTGAGAAGGTGGAAAAAAATGTGGAGCACACAAAATCCGTGTTAGTAGCGATGCAGCAACTGGCACCACAAATTCTTCAAGCTTCCCACGCGGTTCAGCGGGACACCAAGTGGCCCAGCGATCCGGTACCACCAGGCCCACTATGGTTTCAGCTGTTTCATTGCGGTGTCCAAGGTGCGTTACGGGAGAAGGACACACTGAACAGACTGTATATTCTAAACAAAATCAAATTTGGTGGTGGTGAGTGTAAGCAAGAGTACGGACGTGCCACTGCACTAGACCTGTTGTTTGTTGAGAATTTGCTGGCAAACGAGTTTGCACAACGCAGAGTTTATTCTAACGAGTACAACTTTGACCTGTCCACAGTTCCTGACGACCTTGAGGCGTGGATTGTTGGAAACTTCATCGAGGACGATATTAAATATGCACTTCAACAATCTAAAAAAGCCATTGAAGTCATGCATGAGCTCCAACAAACTATCCCTGGACATATGAGCAAAGCTTGGGCACCATGTTTAGAAGAGTTGGGCCGGTGGATGGCATCGACCAGTCAAAACTACGGCCAGATCCAACAGGCCTACAGCCTTTTGCTGATAGCGCTACAACTACAACCCAAAGACTACCCTTCATATGAAAACATGTTGAAGGGTTGGTACGGATTCCAGCTCCAGTGGTCTAAGTTGAAGGTTGAACAACCACTTCTAAATTTCTACAAAACCCAACAGGAGGAACTGGGCCAGGCGCAGCCCCCTCCACGTGGTGGTACAGGTAGAAGTGGTGGGGGCACGGGTTCCGTATTGGATGGCATCCAAGCCAAGCAGTCTCAACCACAAAAAGCACAAGGAGATCGGATTGCTGCGATCCAAGCACAACTTGCTGCCAAATTACCACCACCACCACCACAAGTGCATGGGGGATATTTCAATCATAGTTCTTATTTAGGTCTGGTGTAAAATGTGTGTTGGTATGACCGGCCTGGCCGGCACATCGGAGGCGGTGTGGGTTGTGGCGGTGGTTGTGCTGTTTGTGCTCTACAACTACAGCCCAATGACTACTATGATATGAAAAGATGTTGAAGGGTTGGTACCGGTCCAGCTCCAGTGGTCTTCCAGTGGTCTAAGGTTGAAAAACCACTTGCTGCCGCGGTCTATTGACCACTTGGGCCAAGGGGGACGGCGGTCGGACCGTTCTTATTTAGGTCTGGTGCCTCCGATGTTGGTATGACCGGCCTGGCCGGCACATCGGAGGCGGTGGGGGTTGTGGCGGTGGTTGTGCTGTAATACTCTACAACTACAGCCCAATGACTACTATGATATGAAAAGATGTTGAAGGGTTGGTGGCGCAGTCCCCAGCTCCAGTGGTCTTCCAGTGGTCTAAGGTTGAAAAACCACTTGCTGCCGCGGTCTATTGACCACCACGTGGGCCAAGGGGGACGGCGGTCCTAGTTCTTATTTAGGTCTGGTGCCTCCGATGTTGGTATGACCGGCCTGGCCGGCACATCGGAGGTGGTGGTGGTTGTGGCGGTGGTTGTGCTGTAATGCTCTACAACAAAAAGAAGTTGCATACTATTATTACAATGTGTGTTTTTTATTACCCGTGTCGATTGGTCGGTGGTTGGTACTGTTCTTACCATCTTCCAACCGACGCGGGCCATCCACTGTAGCGCCCGTTTATACTGTGGGCCGGCATTGGTCCAAAGTTGGACACCGGTCCAAATCGGTCAGCCTCCAAGTTGGTTGCACCATCTTGAGACATACGGATCACTCTATCTTTGCAGTTCTGAAACGCCTGCCAACTCGGGAATTCCATGTTGGGGCCCTGGCACGCATTGCGGATCATGGTGGATAGACTCTCCTGTTTGTGTGGACTAAAGTCTTGCGTGAACGAGTTGAACTGGTAGTTGCAGCCACACGCGTTTCGGCAGGCGGTGAACCGGTCATCCAAACACTGCATGTAGTCCTCTGCAAAACCAGTCTCTTTATAGTATTTTTCACATTTATCAAGCGCGTAAGGCATACACTCCCACTCCGCGGTCTGTGTGTCACACCCTCCATCCTCTATAAGCACGGTTGACGGCCTATAGAGCGGTTTGGGGCGGTCGACCGTTGGGTACAGAGCCGGGTTCATGTACAGGCTCGTGTTATCCAAGCTAGCTTCGTTCACATACAGGCTGTTGCAGCTGGTGCACGCATCCGCCGTCATCGTCATCATCGATGCCGGACCTCCTCTTTTGTGATAACCCCAATAAAATCCTCTCCTCAAAAACTCGCGGTCACTGTCTCCCAGAAAGTGTTGGGAGTCCTCCACTAAATTTAAATTTTGATGACGGCACGTGGAGGAGATGACACCAGTTTCTACAGAATTTACTCACATTCCCTTGCAGCTGCACGTGACGCTGTGAACATGCACGAGGGTGAGCTTGAATTTGACGACGCGCTGCGCACTGCGGCTGGACTCTACACCGCTGGTTGGCTCGAGTCACAGCGACGACAGGGGCGCAATCCCGTTCCATGTGAGCAGTTCCCCACCGCAGCAAGTCGAGATCTGTTTCGGTACAACCACAATTTACAGTCGGTGCTGATGGAGCGTGACCCGTTTCTGTGCACGGCCGATGCTTATGTGCGCGGTGTGCTGGAAGAAGTGGGCCAGACCCCAAGTAGCACTGTGTTTACCTTTAGGAGGCTGCTGTTTCGATACCTTGACTTTGCAAAGTCGTACACACCGGCAGGAACCCCCCCATTCTACGCACAGTTGGATATGCCCGTGGCCCCATGCCAGGAGTCTGCGTTGCGGTACAGACGGCAGAAGATAACGTTTCCATCAAGACGCGCGTGGGCAGCGTTTCTGGCTCTCAACTCCTTGTGGGCCGCCACACCATGGCCACCCCGATGCACAGCCAAGCAGCTTTACTCAGGGCACAAACTCAGAGTCCCCGTCCCCTGTGCTGGAAACGGTTAGTGAGGTGGTGGAGGAGGTGGGAGATGTGGCGTATGGTATGTCCCGGGTGGTTGCACCCTCGGCCAGTGAGGTGGTTTCCATGTCAGAACCAAACACAAAAGTGCGCTCCTGCACCCCACGTGTTACTGAATTATTGGCGGGGATAATACGAGCGTCAGTGTGCCGCTCCTCCACGTCGTAGGACACGCTGGCGGTAGGGCGCTCATGGTCCTCGTCTTGACAAATCTCAACATTGAGGTACAGCAACCTGTATAGCGGTGAGATGTACATCAGCATGTACCACCGTACGGGTGCCACACTGACAACGCTGACATGCCGGATCTGAACCGGTCGCTCGTACTTTTCAATGAGGCGGCGGACGGTGGCGGGCGTAGTCATGATAGACGCCGCATTCCTGGCGGCCTGGAAGCACTTTTTGACGTCGGTGGCAGAGATGGGCTCCCGGGTTACAGGGTGCGTCTCACTACGATGAAACCAGCGAAGCCATGCCCAGCTGTCGTACCCCATAACGAAGTCGCCACATCGGAGGGCGACCACGCGGACACGGGGGATGCTGTATACCGGTTCTTGTGTGATGGGGTCACAGTCGTCCCAGTTGTTCAGCCACCCACAGTACCGCCGGCGTTGGTATAGCCTAAATACAGTTTGAATTTTTGAGGCAGAGAGCGTTTTCTCCTGATGACGTGTCAAGACCATGGTCTCTTTTGAACTGGACTTGTGCAAATCCTTGGCCCGACGACCCTATTCCAGCGCCAGCACGATTGTTGGGCCTTCACACAGCGCATGGACGGCCTCCTCAAGAGTGCACGTTGTGTGCATGTGAATCTGCTCTGCTCTCTGGACCAATGTGAGCCATCGACGGTCCAGCTCCTGTGGTGTCTCACCAGTGCTTATGCCACAGTAGCTGTCATCCACCAGCTTGGCTAGGTGGGAGATGTCCGTGTTGTGGGGGCGCCCCCGGAACACCGCCATGTCCTCCAGAACCATGGTTGGCTTCACATCACCACCTCGTCGAAACAGGCATTCGTGGGCCTGTTCCCCTAGACGTGCCACAGCCACACGGATATAGGGGAGCACCCGACGGTAAAACATGTCTGTGGTGGCAAGTCTCACCAGTGTGTAGCGTCTGGCCACACAGTCGTCCGTGAAGTGAGAGTCCAGCAGGTCGCACCAGTGCACCAAGTGTTGCTGAATATGTTGGCGAACCCCTGCAGGGTCGGTAGTTTCTAGCGGGATCTCTGGCACCATCTCCCCAAAACTTTTTCTCCTCTACTACCATAAAAAGCTAGAGTCTGTCAACATGCCGAGACACACCATGAGAAATTGTGCCAGCCGCATGGCACTTGTGCCACAGGAGAGTTACGCTCACCAATCCACACTAGCTACCCACAATGGCCAGATCCCGGCGATGGCGGGCATTGGTGAGTCCACTGCTTCGTACTACTCAGGGTGCCAGAGTAACCCCAAGGGATGTGTGCGTGCACCGTACCAAGATTGGTACATCCGTCAGTCAGACTGCGAAGCTGACCTGAAGCCTGGAAACGAGTGCAACCCGCGGTACATCAACGGCGTGTGGGACCGCTATTCGCCCTACGCACAAGACTCCATTGCATGTGGAGGCGTGCTGCCACCGGACCTGCTGAACCAGACGCTGCTACAGCCGTCCATGATCAACACACAGAGTCCGTCGTACCTGCAGAACGTGTCCCTCAGTTTGAACGAGGGTGGTGCCGTTGGGGTGCTGCGCTTCACCACCTCCGAGGGGCAGGGTAAGCCCAAAAGTGTGGAGGTGGCGTTCTCGCAGCAGCACCAACAAAAGCCAGACCTGTTCCCTGTCTTGGAGTACCACTACGCTGTGCCCTACGAAAATGGTATCATGATTCTGGCCATCAACACCATGAACGGCCACGCCACCGTGACGTTCCCCATGGGTCGATTTCCAGCACTCATTCAGTTCCAAATAACCAATATCATGCCGTGGCAGCAAGATCACGCGCAGATGGCGGCAACACAGCTAGCTTAACCACTATAATAAAATAGAGTCACAACACACATGGGAAAGATGGTGGGATACCGTATGATTCCAATTACTTTGTTGTCGAGTTATACACACACACAAACAAAATAAAACTGATGTGTAAAAGATACACGATCATGTCAGACATTGTACAAGAGCTAATATATGGTCGAAAACGGACAGAAAACAACATCTCAATGTTAAAAAATAGTCTAGATCGGCACAGCCGTGACGAACCGCGGGAGGGAGTTGAGGAGCGTAAAGGGGAGAGTAGTGATGATGATAATGATGAAGAATCGTCAACGGGACGACCTTACAGGTTTAAAGAACTGACGGACCTCCAGACACAGTTGGTAGGTGTCAGTCAGAGCGCTCTAAAGAGCCAAGGTGCCGTCAACATAGCTGTACAAAACACCCAACAGCGTGAAATACAAACACTCCGGGAAAAACTGAAAAAGTCTGGTATCACCGCAGAGAAGATAGTCGCACTTTCAGGCGTGGTGTTACCATTACATAGCGCAACACTAAAAGCAGCACATGCCCGTATCCAAGCGCTTGAGGCGGTTGGGTTGCTGCGACGAAATGAGTTGAACGCGGCACAGACCACCCAAGCAAACTTGGCAGGTGAAAATGCAAAACTACAGCATGCGTACAACAACGCACAAGTTTTGGGGACCACACAAACAACCCATATAAAGGAACTGAAGGAAAATATCCAAGCGCTTGAGGCGGTTGGGGACCAGCGACGAAATGAGTTGCACGAGGCACAGACCGCCCAAGAAAACTTGGCAGGTGAAAATGCAAACCTGAAAGGTGAAAATGCAGAACTACAGCATGCGTACAAAGTTTATGAGACCAAACAAACAAACCATATAAAGGAACTGGATGAAAAGATCCAAGCGCTTAAGGCGGCGCTTGAGGCGGTTGGGTTGCTGCGACGAAATGAGTTGCACGCGGCACAGACCGCCCAAGAAAACTTGGCAGGTGAAAATGCAAAACTACAGGATGCGTGCAAAAACGCACAAGTTTCTGAGACCACACAAACACACAATATAAAGAAACTGGAGGAAAACATCCAAGCGCTTGAGGCGGCGCTTGAGGAGCTTAAGGCGGTTGGGGACCAGCGACGAAATGAGTTGCACGCGGCACAGACCGCCCAAGAAAACTTGGCAGGTGAAAATGCAAACCTGAAAGGTGAAAATGCAAAACTACAGAATGCGTGCAAAAACGCACAAGTTTCTGAGACCAAACAAACAAACCATATAAAGAAACTGGAGGAAATAATCCAAGCGCTTGAAGCGGTTGGGGGCCAGCGACAAAATGAGTTGAAGGCGGCACAGACCGCCCAAAAAAACTTGGCAGGTAAAAATGCAAACCTGTCAGGTGAAAATGCAAAACTACAGGATGCGTGCAAAAACGCACAAGTTTCTGAGACCACACAAACAAAGAATATAAAGAAACTGGAGGAAAACATCCAAGCGCTTGAGGCGGTTGGGGACCAGCGACAAATTGAGTTGAACGCGGCACAGACCGCCCAAGCAAACCTGTTAGAACAAAATGCAGAACTACCTAATGACACGCAGCATCTACACCAGCTGCTGTTGGTGCTGATGCAGATGCAGGTTCTGCAGCGAGAGAGACGCATTGGTGACACAATCCTGGCATTTAAAGAGAATGAATTACAGGAGCATTATATGAAAAAGAGCAACATCGACCGAAACCTGGCGTCTCTAGAGAAAGAAGTACAGAATATCCAGGAGAAGAACCACAACCTCGATGCACACATAGCGTCTCAACAGGAAGAATTTAAGGAGTTGATGGCGTCTCCACCAACAGAAAACATAAAACAAAAAATTACAGCGGCAAGGAACAAAAAGGTTCTGCTGAACCATAAGAAAAAACTCAAAGCAACCCTAGCGTCTGAAAAAGAAAAATTAAAGAAGCTCCTAGACCAGGCGCACAATCTCGATGTAGACATCGCGTCTCGGGAAGAAGAATTACAACAGCTCATGGAACAGAATCACGCTCACGCTCTCGACTCAAAACTGGCAGTCCAACTGAAAAAATTATATGATTTGACCAACTTCGCCAAAAACGAGCTCTTAGACGAGGAAGGGAACGTGGCATTGCGCAACTTCGACAAAAACATGGCGTCTTATCAGAAAGAACTACAAGGACTACAAGAACTACAAGAGCTGCTCCACGCAGACAAAGAGGCGTCAGGACAGGTGTTGTTGTCGGTGAATGATGCTGCTGATGAAAATGTAATACCACCACTGGGAGGTGGTTACATAAACTTTAACAATCTGGGTCTCATGCACATACTTCAATAAAA